CTGGCTCAAGGTCATCAAGTACAGGGGTTGCGCGGTCCGCAGAATTCCCATTCGCTAATTCACCAATTCGCGTAGCTCATGGGGCTGCATAGCGACACCGAGCTGTACCGCACGGTCATAGATTTTCAAAAATTTGTGGCCGCGCGGGTGGTGAACCTTCGCCGCGACGTGAAGAAGATCTACGGCGAACGGCTGGTGGACGAATCCCTGTGGATGGCGGTGATCGTACGCCAGGCGAACATCGCCCGGGACGAGGCCAAGCTCCCCCATTTCGATCAGCTGCTCGATCAGCTGGAGATCGCCCAGGTGATCCTGCGCGTGCTGCGCGACCTCGGATGGCTCCACAACGCACATTTCGCGGAGTCGATCCCGCTCACCGCATCGATCGGCAAACAGGCCATTGCTCTGAGGAACCACTTTGCACCCGCACCGACGCCTGCTGCGTGACCGCCTCGGCGGCCGCGCCCGTGCGAATTTCAATCTGGTCGCGCCGCTGAGCTCCGCACCAGCGGAGTTCACCGCCATGCGCGACGAGGATACCTCCGGCCAGCTGGATCTCTTCGGCGGCCGGGATGAGTCCTGCGCAGTCTCCCCGCTGATCGATCGGCAGCTCCGCGATCTTCGGCAGGGCGACGTGGATAGCGCGAATGACCGCAGCAGTACGCCAACGACTCCGACTACGCCTGGTACCAGAACTTCAACAACGGCAATCAGAACAACTGGCACAAGGACAACAAGAACAGGGGTTGCGCGGTCCGCAGATGGAAACGATGCGGTTTTTTCTTACGCGCGGGTGCTCGACGCCTGGATCGCCTGCCGGCGGCACAAGCGCAACACCGCGAGCGCCCTCGCCTTCGAAGCCAATCTCGAACAGAACCTCGCCGAGCTTCGCGAGGCATTCGCGGATGGCACCTACGCGCCCGGACGATCCATCTGTTTCGTCATCATCCGGCCCAAGCCGCGCGAGGTGTGGGCCGCGCCGTTCCGCGACCGCGTCGCCCATCACCATCTCTACCTCGCCGTCGCCGAGCGCTTCGAGCGCGCCTTCATCGCAGACAGTTGCGCCTGCATCCCCGGCCGGGGAACGCTCTACGCCGCGCGGCGCCTCGAGGCGAAGGTCCGATCGATCACGCGGAACTGGAAGCGCCCCGCGTACTACCTGAAATGCGACCTCGCGAACTTCTTCGTCAGCATCGACAAGCACCAGCTCCGCGATCTGCTCGCCGCGCGCATCGGCGAGCCGGAGCTGATGGACCTGGCCGAGCGCATCCTCTTCCACGATCCGCGCACCGACGTCGACGTGCAGAGCCCGCCCGAGCGCTTGGCGCTCGTGCCGAAACACAAGAGCCTGCTGACCCAGCCGGCCGATCGCGGCCTGCCGATCGGCAACCTGAGCAGCCAGTTCTTCGCCAACGTGCTCCTCGATCCGCTGGACCAGCACGTCAAGCACCGCATGCGCGTGCGGCACTACATCCGCTACGTCGACGACTTCATACTGCTCCACGAATCGGCGCAGCAGTTGAACGCCTGGCGCTCAGAGATCGAAGCGTTCCTCACCCGCCTGGGCGTGCAGCTCAACCCCGCCAAGACCGTCCTGCAGCCCATCGAGCGCGGCATCGACTTCGTCGGCCATCTGATCAAACCGCACCGCCGCACCATCCGCCCGCGCACCGTGCGCGCCGCCCTCGCGCGCGTCGCCGCCATGCCGGCCGAGGACCTCTACCGGTCCGCGAATAGCTACTTCGGCCTGCTGCGCCAGGCCTCGCACAGCCACCACGATCGAACGCTGCTGGCGAACCTGGTGCGCGAGCGCGGCCACTCCGTAGATCACCGGTTGACCAAGGCATACGAGTGACGACTCCCGCGATCTGTATCGGCTGTGGCTGCGATGACAATCACGCCTGCGCGGATGGTTGCTGGTGGCTGCGCGTGGACTATGCCGAGGGCAAGGGCGTCTGCAGCGAATGCGAGGACCACGTTGAGGTTTGGGACCGCGGCGACCGCACCCCGCACGCCCAACCGATAACCGAGAGCGAGGCGATTGCGGCTGGTCGGCTCCGAATCCCGCGTTCTGAGCAACCGAAACCGGACCGCGTCTGCCAGGGCAATCACGACTGGCCATTCGAAGACGTACGGGACACCGATTGCTGCCGCCGCTGCGGGATGGGTTTTCTGAGGCACATATTCACGGAATCTCCATGAAACTCCGCACCCGCCTGCTGCGCAGCCTCTCGAACGTGTGTGGACCGGCCAACAAGAACGTCCTCCGTGGCCTCGCCAGAGCGCACGGACAGATCGAGCACTTCGACAAGACGCTCCACGAAATGCTCGATTCCGGCGAGCTCGTCATGTACGGCACGCGCAAGGCCGCGGTGTACGGCCTGCCGGGCTGGCGTCGGAAGAGGAAGCCGAAATGAACTCCACGCGCGTCATGGTCGACAAGCTCGAGGGCCTGCTCGGCACCGAGGACCTGAACGAATGGGAGCAGCGCTTCGTCCGCGATATGGTCACCCGCCGCGATGAGAACCGCCTGACGGGTCTCAGCGAGCGCCAAGTCACTTCGCTCCAGAATCTCCACGATAAGCACTTCGCATGAAAGGAATCTCCATGGCCAATACCAAACCCGAGCGCATCTCGTTCCTCTCGGGTGAAGACGCCGACAACCAAGGCTGCGAGCGCTTCTGCAAAGCGATGAAACACAAGCTCGCGAGGAAGCGCGCGCAGGGACGCGGCGGCTGGAACGATCCGAAAAGGTGCTCGATCAAGCGGCTTGAAAAGATGCTCCGCGAGCACGTCGAGAAGGGCGACCCGACAGACGCCGGGAACATCGCGATGATGATCTGGAATCGGCGCAACCCGACGGGGACAAAACCATGAGCGGAATCGTCGTCGAACGTGCGATCTCCCTGACGCAGCCCTGGGCCACTCTCATGGCGCTCGACGCCAAGCGCGTCGAGACACGCTGCTGGAATACGAACTATCGCGGATGGGTGGCGATCCACTCCGCGAAATCGTTCCCCATGGAATGCCAGCGGCTGTGCTACCGGATGCCGTTCGCAAGGGCCCTTACCGAGTGCAACACATCCGACGATTTGCCGCTCGGGCAGATCCTCGCCGTGACTGAAATCTATGACTGCCAGCCCACGAATCTTCACGGACGCTATTGCATGCTGCACGACGAGAGAGATTTCGGCGATTACTCGCCAGGGCGCTACATGATCTTCACTCGCGGCGTTCGTCGATTGAAACAGCCTATCCTAATCAGGGGCGCCCTCAGCATCTGGCGGCTGCAGCGGCCGATCACCGAAGCGGACCTGGCATGACCCCCGACGAGATCGTCGCCCGTTTCTCCACTCGAGCGCGCGCGAACTTCGTCAAGCTCCGCGCCGGCATGCTGGTCACTGGCGCGCAGCTCAATGGCTTGAAGCTTCGCGGAGTTGTGGTCTGGAGAGAGCGCCCCCGAGGCTGGATCTGCGATACCGCGATCTCCGAGGCCTTCGATCGACGCTGGCCGAAGACAGCCGATATCAACAGACCGCGCCGCGCCCAGCTCCGCCGCACTGCCGGCTACAGGCTACCCGAAAATACAGTCAGCGTCGCCAGGCCGAGCCAGTGGGGCAATCCCTATGTGATCAACAGCCGCAGACTTCATGTCGATGGCGTCATACATGACGTTCCCGATCGCGGCACAGCAGTTCACCTCTATCGCGAATGGATCTGCCATTGGCTCGCGCAACCCACGAACTCCGATCTACTCTCACCGCTCCGCGGAAAGAACCTCGCCTGCTGGTGCCCGCCTGGCGCGCCGTGCCACGCCGACGTGCTGCTCGAACTCGCGAACGAATGACCCGCCGCACCGCCCTCTTGCGTTTTCTCGCCGAGCGAATCGTGGAGGAACATCTCCGCGAAAAAGAAACCGCGGACATTGACCCGCGGACGCAAACGGAGAAAGATACGCGGACTGAAGAACAGTCGGAGAAAACTTAATGCCAATATCTGACAGACTTGAATTCTGCGAAGACGGCTTCGCAGGAAACGAGGTCGAGTTTTTCTTTGACGCCGACGGGTTGAACATCAACATCGAGAATCCCTACGCGGGAAGCACGGACACCGGGTTCGGATATACCTGCAACATTTCCATCCCCATAGAGAAGGCACGAGAGATCGCGGAGTGGTTGCTTCAGCGTTGCAAGTGAACCGCGCCGCCCTCTACGCACGCTATTCGACCGACCTGCAGCGGCCGACGTCGATTGAGGACCAGGTCCGCCTCGCGCGCGCCCGGGCCGACTCCGCTAATTTTGAAGTGGTCGCGGTCCATTCCGACGAGGGCGTTTCCGGCAGCATGCCGATCGAGCAGCGCCCCGGAGGGCGCGCCCTCATGGCCGACGCCGCAGCCCTGCGCTTCGATGTCCTGATCCTCGAGGCGCTCGATCGCTTCTCGCGCAACCTGGTGGACCAGGAGCGCGTGGTGCGCCGTCTGGAGTTCAACGGCATCCGGATCATCGGTGTCGTCGACGGCTACGACTCCGCGCACGAGGGACGCGAGATGATGCGCGCGGTGCGCGGGAGCTTCAACGAGCAGCTCCTCCGCGATATCGCCAAGAAGACGCACCGAGGCCTGCGCGGCCAGATCGCGCGCGGCTACCACGCCGGCGGCCTCTCATTCGGTTATCGCTCGGTGATCGCCGGCCGCGACGCGAAGGGCGAGCCGGTCGGTCACCGCCTCGAAATCGAGCCGACCGAGGCCGCCGTGGTGCGCTGGATCTTCGCGCGCTACGCCGAGGGCTTGAGCTGCCAGCGCCTGGTCGCTGATCTCAACGGCCGCCACGTGCCCGCGCCTCGGGGCGGCACCTGGGCGGTCTCCGCGCTCTACGGCAGCCCGAACAAGGGCAGCGGGATCCTGAACAACAAACTGTACATCGGGTGCTACGTATGGAACCGGTCGAAGTGGACGAAGGATCCCGACAGCGGACGCCGGCGGCGCGTGGTTCGCCCGCGCGAGGAATGGATCGCGGAGGAACGGCCGGAGCTGCGGATTCTGGAGGACGAGGCCTGGCGCAAGGTGCGCGCGCGGCTCGATCGGAAGCGCCTGGAGGGTGGCGCCCGCGGAGCCGGAGCGCGGCCACAGACGCTGTTCGGAGGGATGCTTCGGTGCGGGAAGTGCGGAGGAGCGGTAATCGCGGTGAACACACGAATGTACGGCTGCGCCGCAAGAAAGGATCGCGGAGCCGTGGTATGCGCGGGAATGTACGCGCCGAGGAAGGCGGTCGATGCGCGGCTGCTGTCAGTCGCGCGCGACGAGCTGCTCGCGCCCGGCGCGATCGCC